TCAGCCTCTCTATGGGCAGTCGGTGATCTTCGCAGTCGCCGGCGCTGCTACCCGACGCCTACTACCCGGTGCTGATCGACGGCACCGTGGCGCTGCTGGAGATGACCGACAACGAGGCGGTGAACTCGAACCGGGCCAAGCTGTGCTACGACCTGTTCACCAATCACCTGCAATCCAGCCAGCAGCAGCGTGCCGTGCTCGACAGCGAAAGCGGCGGCGTCCCAGCGGGCAGTGACCCGGATACCGTATGAGCACGACCACCTACGCTTCCATCATGGGCGACATGAGCGCCAACGTGCCGGGCGTGCCCGACGTGGTGCTGCAGTTCTACATCAACAAGGTCGTGATCGACCTGTGCGAACGCGCCAAGGTCTGGCGCGTCAACTACGCACCGCTGTCGCTGGTGGCGGGCACCTACACCTACACGGTGGCGTCGCCCGTGGCTAACACCGAGCTGTCGTCCGTGCTGCTGGCCAAGGCGTACATCACCAACACGGCGTACTGGAAGCCGCTCGATGTCGTAACGACCGAGCAGACCTTCACGGTGTCGCCGGGCTGGCCCGATGTCAACAACCCGGCCGAGCCGACGGCGGTCACGCGTGTCGACGAGACCAGCGTGTCGGTTGTGCCGGTGCCGGACGCGCGGACGACCTACGTGCTCTACCTGTACTGCGCGATCCGCCCGACATTGGCGGCCACCGGCGTGGACAGCACCATCTATGCGACCTACCGCCGCGCGATCTACCACGGCGTGCTGCACGAGCTGATGATGATGCCCAAGCGCCCCTGGACCGACGACAAGCGCGCCGAGTACCACGGCAAGCAGTGGGAGTTTATGGTCAACACCGCGCGCGCCCGCGCCAACAAATCGTTCAGCCGCGCCAACATCAGCGTGGTGCCCAGCCCCTGGGCGTAAAGGATCAACATGGCCGGACAAGTCCAAGTCACCAACAACAGCTACACGACCCTGGCGTCGGGCTGCGCCAACACCGACACCTCCATCACGGTGGCGTCCAGCTCGCTGTTTCCGACCGCCGTTACCGGCGGCAACTGGTTCTACGCCTGCTTGCAAGACGTCTACGCCAACCTGGAGATCGTCAAGGTCACCAACACGGCCGGCACAGTCTGGACGGTGACGCGCGGCGTCGGCGGCACCACGCGCGCGCCTTTGCCTCGGGCTCGGTGGTCGAGCTGCGCATGACGGCCGAGACCATCAACGACCTGTACGCGGCGGCCACGGCCAACGTGCAAAACGGTGTGCAGTGGTACATCACGGGCGTCGCTGGCACCAACGCGCTGACCGGCACGCTGCCGGCGCCCTTCACCGGCTACGTGGCCGGGCAGATGTTCCACTTCTTCGCGCCCGCGCTCAACACCGGCCCGATGACGATAAACATCAACGGCGTCGGCGCGGTCAACATCACGAAGAAGGGCGCGGTGGCGCTCTCGCCCGGCGACGTGCCGGCCAACGGCGCGGTCATCGTCATGTACGACGGCGTCGAGATGCAGATCATCTCGGGCGGCGGGGGATCAGGGGGCGGCGCCACTGGCGCCGGCAAGGACGCGGTGTTCCAGGAGAACGAGCGCTACACCACCGGCAACTACGTGATCGGCCAGGGCGGCCAGGTGGCGTGCACGGTCTCGATCGCCACGCCGGCGGTGGTGACCCAGGCCAACACCTACGTGGGCGGCGAGGAAGTGTTCTTCAGCACCACCGGGGCGCTGCCCACCGGCTTGAGCGCGCTGCAGACCTACTACGTCAGCACCACAGGTTTGAGCAACGCGTCGTTCCAGGTCAGCGCCACTCGCGGCGGGGCGTCCATCAACACCAGCGGCACCCAGTCGGGCAGCCACACCTGCGGCAAGGCCAAGAGCGCCATGGCGGTGGGGCCGATCACCTACACCGGTGCCACCACCATCCCGGGCGGTCAACGCCTCGTTGTTTTCTAAGGATCAAGCATGGCAGTCATCATCGACGGAAGCAACGGGCTGTCACTGCCGGTGCCGTTGTCCCGGCCAAACGGGGGTACGGGTTCGGCAGCTAGTCCAGTCCCAGCGTTTAGTGCTAACGCATCAGGCACAACTACAGTACCTAACAATACTATAACTAAAATTGCGTACGCTACCAAAGAATTTGATACCACAGGCGCGTTTGATAACATTACTAACTACCGTTTTCAACCTCAGGTTGCTGGATACTATCTAATAAGTGCTGTATTTAGTTGGAACGCTGTAAGCGCTAATGCTACTACTGTGTCTCGCGTGTATCTGTATAAAAATGGAGCCTCAGTGAGAAATATAGATATTTTGTCGAGTGTAAACATAATTGTAATGCCAACAATTTCGGAGATTATATATCTTAACGGCAGCACAGATTATGTGGAAGCTATGGCGTACCAAAACAGCGGAGCAACTCAAACTGTAGGGGCAACGACACTAAACCGATTCCAAGGTTTACTGATCCAGCAAGCATAAGGACAACCCATGACCCAAAACACCATCACTGCAGGCGACTCCGTATCTGCGGGCCTGGGCTGGAACGGCGGCAACGACGGCACGCTGGCCGTACAGGTCGGACCCAACGGCGCCAAGAAGACCGCCATCAGCATCAACGCTGCCGGCGTCATGTCGACGCCACAGAACGTGGTGGCGTTTAGTGCTTACCAGAGCGCCGCCCAAAGTTTAACAACGGGTACTTGGACAAAGATCAATCTGCAAACGAAAGAGTTCGATACAACTTCTGCATTTGATAATACAACTAATATGCGGTTTCAACCGACTGTCAGTGGGTATTATCAATTTAGCGGTAATATTTCTTTCACTGGAACTTCACCCTCCACGACAGGAGCGTCCATCTATAAAAATGGTAGTGCATTTAAACAAGGCACAATCATTTATACGAGTGGGCCGAGCGCCAACCAAATTGGTGTGTCCGCACTAATTTACTTAAACGGCTCTTCAGACTATGTTGAGCTATGGGGGTACTTGGCTGCTACTACGCCAGCGGTACTGGCTTCGGCTAGTGCGACGTATTTCCAAGGCTTCCTGATCCAGCCCGCATAAGGACAACATATGACCTACACCGTACTCGACGGAACCAACGGGCTGACGTTCCCGGACAACACGCAGCTGTACTCGGCCTACTCGCTGGGCACCGGGCGGAACTTGGCCATCAACGGCAAAATCGTTGTCAACCAGCGTGGAGCGGCGTCGTTGGCGGTGTCCACATCGGCGCAGTATTTTGTGGATCGGTTCAAAGTGCAGGGGCTCCCATCCGGGGCTGCTGCGAATATAAGCTACGCCACGGACAACACGCTGTCTTTGGCCGGCGCTAACCACCTTTTTGAGCAAGTTACGACGATCAAATCCTCGTTGGTAGCAGGCGACTACACCTATATGTCCCAGCCAATTGAGGGGTACAACTTTGCCAAGCTGAAGTGGGGTACTGCCAACGCCAAGCCGCTGGTCATTAGTTTCCGCGCGCGGGTAGATAACGTTGGTGGTAGCGCAACGATCGCAGTTGCTGTTCGCAACGGGGTCAGCAACCGGTCGTACGTTACGAACGTCACGGTGTCTGGTACTGGTGCTGCGTACCAAGTGACCATCCCTGGCGACACCAGCGGTACTTGGACTACAGACAACTCAATGGCGGCCGAAGTATCCTGGTGCATGGCGTGCGGGTCTACCTTACAAACACCGGGCCTCAATGCTTGGCAGGCGGGCAACTACATCGGCTCAGCAACGCAGTCCAATATGTTCGGCACGTTGAACGCAGTGTTGAACATCACCGACGTTCAATTCGAGACCGACACGCTGGTCGCTACGCCGTACGACAACAATGTTTCGATCGCGCAGACGCTGCGGGACTGCCAGCGCTACTACGAAGTGCTGGCGCTGGGCATGGACTACACCAACACCGTTGGCGCGGCGTACATCATCCGCGCGTACACGTGGGCAACCACCAAACGCACGGCCCCCGTAGTGACATCAGCGTCGCTGCAGTACGTTAACTCAGGCGGCTCGAACGTCGGGTTCACAGCTACCGTGCAAGACGCCAGCGTCAATATGGTGCGCGTTGGCGCTACGGGCCTGACCAACGCAGCAGGCATCGGTGGCGGCACCCTTTACGGCAACGCCGAGTTCTGACCATGGTAGTTTTCCTGTTCTGGTACAGCATCTACGCGACCTCCAGTCTGTTCTTGCTGTGGGTGTTCTACCTGGCCATCATGAACCTCAAAAGTGTCAAGGACACCAAGGGCCTCAACGCCAAGAGCCAAAAGCTCGGCGGTGTGGCCCTTGTCCTAGGCTACATCCTGGACGCCAACGCAATATTGGCGTGATGACGGTGCTCGGCCTGGAGCCTCCCGGCGAATGGCTGGTGACTACGCGCCTCAAGCGCTGGATGCAGGAACCTCCCACATCCTGGCATAAGCTGATAGCCCTGTGGTTTGAGCCCATATTGGACCCATACGACCCCACAGGAGATCATATTTAGCAGCGATAATTCCGGCCAGCGCGAGGGAGTCTCAGCGCGTCAAAACCCAAAGAAAGGCCCTGCCCCATGACCGCTGAAGAACGCGAGGAATTCATCCAACAACTGATCTGTGCCGTACACGGCGCGCAGCCCGCACCAGCCGCCCCGGCGCAGCTGACGGAAGAAGAACAGCAGTGGGTGCGGATGGCCATCCAGCGTGAGGCGCAGTCGATCAAGCTGCGCCAGGCGGTCATAGAAAAGACATTGGCGGGCCTCGTGTGGATGGCCATTTCAGGCGCCTTGGTCTACGTCGGCAACCAATTCATGGCGCACTGGAAATGAACGACAACTTGCACTTCAGCGCCGCCGGCATCAACCTGGTCAAACTTAGCGAAGGGCTGAGCCTCGAAGCCTACCCCGACCCCAAATGGCACGGCGTGGCGCGCGACAGCGACCCTGATTGGGGCTCTCCGTGGACCATTGGCTTTGGTCACACCGGGCCCGAAGTGCACGAAGGCATGACGATCACGGAGATGCAAGCCATCGCTTTGTTGCTCCAAGATCACCGACTGCCCATAGAGAGGCTGA